TTAAGAGATATGTCTTTATGACAGTGTAAATTAACGTAGCCAACAACACTAGAGTGGACAGTGTAATGTGCCCCACCACCGTCCCTACCCACATAATGAGTAAGTCTAGGAATGATAGGTTGTTGTTGTCATCGTTCATTTTAAACAGCGTAGTAGGGCACTTTTACTATTGTGCCGTTAAGGTCATAGTTAATGTAACCAGCTGGGACTAACATCATGCTAGAGTTAGAAAAAGTAGCACTGACGTTTGTTTGTGCTGTGTGATTGGTAGTTTGTACGTTGATCGTGCCTGTGTTTATAGTCACGTTAGCCATCGTCACGTTGCCTAGTGAAGATGTTGTGCTGCCTAGTGCAATCGTGGTGTTGCCAATAATGACGTTGCTGTTGGCTAGTCCAGAATTAGGAATGGTCAAAGATGCGGTGACATTGGCAGTATTGTTGGCGTAGAGGTAACCCGTTGCCGTTGTGATTGCTACGTTGGCAAAAGACTCTGTAGTGCCTCCCAATACCTTTTCCCAGACCGTCCCGTTAAAGATAACCCAGTCACCCACAGACCAAGAAGATATGCCGTCTAGCGTGGTTGTTCCCGCTACAGAAACCACATAATATGTGTTTTTAGTACCCACACCAGATGTAAGCGTGGGCGAGTTTGTATTGGCATTCCATGTGCCAGCGTAAACTAATTGCCCCGTTAACCCAATATAAGATACTGTTTTTAACATGATCAGTCTCCGTCACCACAAACTATGTAAATGGTTGCAGACCCACTTGCCACATTTGCAGAAAAGTAAGCATTAGGCACAAACGTGAGAATCTCATCTGTACCAGGCAGTAGGGCTAGACAGTTGTTTTGTGTGGTGGTGGGCACAACTGCACCAGCTGCAGCAAGTGAAGAAGTCTGCCCATAACCTAGAAATGCAGTTACATTGCCACTATTGATGATCCTGTATTGATTTCCACCCAGCGTAGAAGACAACACCTGTGAAGGTGCTGGCGCAGTCGTAGACGCTGTAATGACTACAGTGTTACCAGATGGGGTGAATGGGGCAGATACACTCATTGCTGATGTTCCACAGGAGCTGGTGGAGTGGCTTGTTTCTGTATTTCTGCAATAAGAGGCGCAACCTCCTGATAAGGTTTAGTAGCCAAATATTGAAGAATAGAGTTAACAAGTTGAGTTTGTAGAGTTACTATTTCCATTTTTATGCTCCTTGTGTTGCCCAGGGAAGGGGTGGCGTAACCACAGTAGGATTGATCTGTGCGTTAATCATTGTATCCAATGCGGTCTGTGTTGCCGTTTGGTCAACGCCATTTTCATAAATCCAATTCAATACCTCTGCCTGTGTCAAATTGGCATAAGGAATGTATTGTTCATTAGGGTTGTAAACAATGTTGCAAGTGCTATAAATCCTTGCGGTGTAGGGGACTGTTTGCCCATTTACTGTGTGAGTTTGGTCTGATGTTGCCACACATTGCCAATGGGCGCAGAACACGCAATCAGGTTGTGGTGTTGTTGGATATGCGTCTAGCGCAGAGATTGTCCATACATAAGTATTCATATTAAGCTCCTTTAAGTTTAGCTACTTCAGCCTTGAGGGATTGAATTTCTTTAATCATCATGGGGACTAATTTGGAATAATCCACTTGCATCATTTCTTCAGAATCTGGGGTTCCTGTAACCGCATAAGGAGCAACATCATACAGTTCTTGTGCAATCATGCCGTAATCTTGATGACTGCCATCTGCTATCCAATCAAATGAACGCACTTTGATACCATCAATATTGCCTTGTGGTGCATCAACAATGTTTTCTTTTAGTCGTTGGTCAGATGTGGTGTTGTAAAGAACTGCGGTTGTGCCGGATTGGGTGATGGATCCAATTACACTTGCGTTATAAGCAAAAAATTCATAACCAGAACCAGAAGATGAGCCATTTGCATGGTTAACAACAACGCTCCCACCGCTAGAAGGGCCATTGATACAAATGCTATTTGAATTCAAAGCGCCCGCGCTAGTCTGCCCCACCAACAAATTCCCACTGGAGTCTATACGAGCATATTCTGCCGCACTGTATGCGCTATTAAAAATATGAGCGCCAGAGGCTGTAGTGCCAGCCGCATACTTTAAATCGTTTGTGGTGTTAGAGTAAATGTAACCTGCGGGAACCGCCAAAGTTCCGCTTCCACCTGACGGGCCAGCCACAATTGTTGACCCAAAAATAGCACCGGGGGATGTATTACCAATACCCAGACCTGTGCTGGTTAGGCGCATTTGTTCTGAGCCACTAATATTGAACTGGTATGCACCACCATTTGCTTGGTTAAAGTAAAACAAGTCGCCAGAAGTTACATACTTTATTTCATTGTTTGTTGCGTTATCAGCCCTATTGACTTTGATAGAGCCGCCTGTATAAGCAATTATATTACCTGCGCTCGTATAACCAACAACAAAATTAGTACCATTAAATGTCAGCGCAGACCCAGTAGCCAATGCACTTGTACTAGACGCATACACCACACCATTGGCGGTGAATGACGTTAGCCCTGTGCCACCCTCTGCAGCCGTGATGGGCGTGCTGACAGACGAGATGGTGACGTTAGACAACGTGACGTTTGTAAACGTGCCTGAACTGACGGTCACGTTAGATGCAGTCGTGTTACCAGAAATAGTGCCACCTGTGATTGCCACATTTGCCAGTGCCACAGACCCGTTGCCTATACCGTTCACCGCCTGGTAAACGGTGGCGTAGTCACTGTCTAGGTTGGACAGTGGAATAGCCGTGGTTGCGTTTCCAAACGTGTAGGGAACTGTTATTGGTAATGCCATGTTAGAACCTCACTCTTAATTCATGCTCAAACTCAAATGTGTTGACGATATACCCAGCAGAATTACTGGTTAGCGTTAACCCTAAATACTTACCGTACTGCTCTGCATCTGATTTGTACAGATAATATCCCGCCTGATTTAACCAAATTATCGTTGCAGACGAGTTGTTTGTCCAACCAATGAGGTTGCCCAAGTTGTTAGTCCACCCTATCGTGTTTGTAAGGGTATAGGCGGGGCTAGAACCCGTTTCTGAGTCCACGGTGACACTCAGAGTACCACCTTGCGACAACGTGGCCTCTACAGCGAATTTGAGGGCTTGTTTTGTGCGGATGGGGTCACCCATCTCATTGAGTGCAGTCTGGATATAACTGCTCACATTGGCTGTACTGTCACTGTACAACTGTCTTAATACTTTTTTATCATCTGTACCATACAGTTTGACCTTCCCACCAAATGGAACAGAGGTCACATATTGAATGTTACCCTGGCTAGATATGTACCACTTCTTTTCAAAGAAAATAGCCTGAATGTAGCGTGATCCTGATGGTCCAATCGGAAAAGAACTGTTCACATAGAAGTTAAACACCGCACAAAGGATGTTGTTGAGCAGCGTTTGACCAGCTGTAACAGGCTTACTGAAGTCAATATAAGGAAAAATACCGTCTAGAGGGTCACTAATCTTGGTGGTGGTAGAACCGACCAGGGCATAAATACCGTAGTCGTTCATGAAAAGGACTGACCTGAAATAGGGGAAAATGGCGTATATTCTGGATGTACCTATAGACGCACTCACGTTGGTGTTGGTGAACACCGTAGCCCCTGTGGAGGTCACTTGCAAGTCAGAAAACACGTTGATGCTATCGTCTCCAAAAATATACAAGAAGTTATTGGCAGACAAGAGTCCCTTGATGTTGCCGTGCAAGGTGCTATCCTGAATGTTGAACGCCACAGCAGAGACAGACGTGAAATCTGTGGGGCTTGTGGAGGCAGACGCATACACCGTGCGCCCCTGTGCCACCCAAACTCTGTTGGAAAAGGTAGCCAAGTCCACTATGGGGTTTAACTGCACAGTCGCAACAAGGTTTGCACCCGTGCCAGTTCCACCTAAAACCGCCACAGACGGTGCAGAGGTGTAACCCGTGCCAGGATTGTTCATAATGACTTGGCTGACCACGTTTCCAGAAACAATAGCAGTTGCATTTGCGTTTGCACCCCCACCACCCGTTATGGTGACTGCTAGGTTGTCATACTGACCGTAGCCTGTGCCCCCGTTAGTAACCTGAATGGTCACTGCACCTGTGGCAAAAGTGACGAGCTGGGCTAGAGCAGTAGCATTTGACCCACCACCGCCAGAAATAGTGACACTAGGCTGAGACGTGTACCCGCTACCCGCATTTGTGAGAATAATCGAGTTCACGATACCCGTGGAAAGTGCTGCATTTGCAGTTGCACTCGACCCACCGCCCCCAGTAATGCTGACAGACGGAGCATTAAGGTAACCAGAACCAGGCGTGACCACAGAAATAGCGACTACATTGCCCCCTTGTATAACCGCAGAAGCGGTTGCGGTGCTGCCACCCTGTACATCTGGGGTTGCAATCGTCACCGTGGGCACAGATGTATAACTGTTACCCCCATTAGTTACTTGAATGCTCTGCACCCCGCCAGAACCTGTGGTAATTGATGCCACAGCTGTTGCCCGAACACCGTTGGCATTGTTGGGCGTGGAAATTACCACGTTTGGAGCAGACGTGTAGTTGATACCAGGGTTGGTAATGGCAATACTGCCCACAGAACCTACAGGAATCAGACTAACCCCGTTCCAGTCAAACAAACCCTTGTTGGGGTCACCCACAAACAGGTCAGTATTTTGGTATTGCGTGCTAGATACGTTGGCATTTGACAGTGTGCCTGTACTCGCAATAGTGACAAAGTTGTTAGAAGACAGGTCAAATGCCTGTAATGCTCCATTATCTTCTGCAGCCACAATGTAATCGTCATTGATGTTGGCAGAAGTGAGGTAAGTGACGTTGTTGGTGAACACCACCGCATTTGCACCGTTGGTCACGTTGCTACTGGTGGGAATAATCCGCATATTGCCAGACCCCACAGGCATGGCGTTCTCTAACCAGGAGAACTCATCCTTGTCAATAGCCGTGCGGTTGGCTTTGGTGTTGAGACCCTTGAAAGCCTTGATTACCTGGTAGGACTTCTTCTGTTCTGCGGAGGCCATTCTTACCCTCCACTACTGTATGGATCAGGAATCCTTCTTGTAAACGTGCTGTTGAGGACGTTCAATATGTGTTTGTTGTACTCTTGTTTGAAGATTTCAGCCTCACCATAGGACTGTTCATAGAACTTGGCCTTGTATGCAGCGTAGTATTGCACCGCTGTAGACCACGGGTCAATGATGCTGTCGGTCTGGGTGGGGTTATTGAGTGACAACGCAGTGGGCAAAATATTGGTATCTACCTCGATGTAGTAGAGTTGGTCTGGTATGGGGGCAATGTAGATGGCCTGTTGCCCGTACATAGAGAAACAGATGGGTCTACCCACATAATTCTGCCAGTATCGCAGCTGGGCAGTGAAGTTGGACCAAGGCAGATAACGCAAAGGTATCCGACTATTGCCCCAATATAAGTTGATATTGACAACATCATAGACATTGATGCCCTGGGGCAACGCATTAAATGGAAGAACTTCGCAATTACTCACATACTGCAACATGGCAGTGCCATCTGCAAATGGAGTGGTGGGCGGGAAAGGATTAGCACCGTTAGGATAGATCGGTGCAGAGTTGCCTGATGTCCCACTCTGAGTGTAGACATAGTTGTAGATGTTGGAGAAGACGTACTGACCAGCTGTGACTGCAGTGTTGCCCGCCCAAATGGTAGGAGAAACACCCGTCAGGGCAGTAGAGTTGTAAGCCAGGGGAGCTGTAGTAGTCTGAAGATTACGCAGACAACCAGTATCTCTAACGGTGCGTTCTCTCGCCTCGTTAATGTAGGTGGTTAGCTGGTTTTGCGTCCAGAAAACATTGTTAACGTCATGGAGCAAATTTTCAACTTGGCTGAGATAGTCGTTAAGCGTTGCCATTTGCTGTCCATGTTAGGCTACCTTCATTTGAGTCTTTTCCCCCGAACCCTTCTGGAGGGTTAGGGGTACTCGTCCAACAGCCGAGGGTAACGAGCTGTTTTTCCCTGGTCTTTCAGTTGTAATTTCAAACTGATCTAACTTTTTCAAACCTTCTGCTAGTTCGCTGTGCAGTTGTATCCACCCCCAGCGAACCAAGATATGCTCTCGATCATCAAGACCATACCCAAATAATTGCACAGCTGCCTCAATAGGCAACTCTACAGGAGTATTCTTTTTGAACTCGTAAGAACCCACAGCGAGCTGTGTGTCCCCACGGTTCGTAACAAACACGTTCATTAGAACTGTACAACGTCACCGTAAACTTGGAAGTTCACAGTGTTGCTATTACCAGAAACTGTGGTCACATTCACATAAAGTGACTGTGTCAAGTTGCCAGTAACTGAAGTTGTAGTGGAGTAAGGCGTTGCTATGGTCAAGTCTTGGTATCTGCCCGCTGCAGTGATGTTACTCAAAGCCACGTTAGCAACTATCGCATTGGATGCGTTGCCGTCATTGCTTGTTGTAATCGTCACATAAGCAGACGAAACAGACCCTGTAGGATTGTTGACAGTAATTCTGCGAGGAATCACTGCACCAGAACCTACTGCAGTCCCTGAGTTTGTGAGGCCACCATTCAACAAAGGAATAGTGGCAACCGCATTA